TATTTAATTTTAGCACCATCAGCACTAGACCAACGATAACGAACAGCTTTTCTTTTTACTGGCTGTCCATCTTTCACAGTCATGTATTCCTCAAACGTAAAACAAATGTTTACCCATGATCCTACAGCTGCTTTAATAGACTCAATATCATTAGAAAAGTCTTTTACACCACAGTTTGTAAGAAACTCGTGTAGTGTATTCTTTTTCCATTCAGCAGACTTAGGTGCATCAGTTTCTCTGACTGCCCAAAACTTTGCTCTACCATATTCACCTTGTGCGTTTACAACATCAAACTCTATATATGGCGCACCATTATAGTTTTGTCTTTGTGAAGAGTTAGACACAGACAACACTTGGCATCTGTGAGCACCTTCTTTAAAATATGTTTTGTTTTCTACTACTTTAGTAGGTTTTACCTGGCACCCAGCCAAGTTAAATGCAATTACATTACTCATAATTATTTGGATTTGAGATTATCATTTAATACTTTCAACATATGTTCTGGTATGTCGTAGTTTGGCATTTTAGCCTTAACAGCATCACCTTTTCCAGCTTCAATAGCTTTGATCATGTTGTTAAACTTATCTTCATCAAGCTCTGGTTTAACTGCTGGTGCAGATTGTTGTTTTACAGCGTTAGCTACCTCTTCATAAGAAGCAACCGATGTATCTAAGCCAATACCTAAATTAGCAAGAGCACGGCCCCAAGCTGATGTTTCACAGTTTTCTACAAAACTTGTTTTGTTAATGAAGGACGAACCTTCTTTTTCATACGCATGTCCTGTGGAGCGTATGTTTCCGTTCTCATCAAAGATTGTAGCTTTGATAACACAACGATCTTCAGTAAGATCTACAACATCTGATGTTAGACACCAGCCTTTAAAGTTAGATCTAAAATGTTTTAGCCTTTCGTTAACCTCAACGTATTCTTTACCTTTAATGTTAACTGTTTTTAATTTTGCCATAATTTACTTTTTTCGTGTTTCATATTTATTAAACATTTCGTGCGTCTTTTTACCTGCACGTATCGCAAATACGATCTTCAGAAATTTCCTGAACATAACAGGACGACCTCTTAGTATAATAGCAAAGCCTACTTCTCTAAATACTGCAATGAGTATTCGTTTGACAAGCTTCTTATCAATACCTAAGTCGTGTGCAATTTCTGCAATTATTTGTCTTAGTTTTGTGTGTTTGGCCACGTATAAATTTACTAAAATTATACTTAAAAATCTAAGGTATTCTCCTTAAATTTAGTCAGTTCGCTAATAAAGTTTAGCGTAACAGTACCAACACCGATGTTACGTCCTTTGGCAAAGATAATCTGTGCCTTGCCTTGTGTAGGCTCTCCGTTTTCATCTTGATTGATACCGTAATATTCTGGCCTGTAAACTAATGCAACTACATCTGCTGCTTGTTCTATTTCACCTGATTCTCTCAGATCAGATAGTGTTGGCTTGCTTTCAGCTCTGAAACCAACACCACGATTGAGCTGTGATAAAGCAACAATTGTAATGTTTAGTTCTTTAGCGAGGTTTTTGAGGGCCCTAGCAACCTTTGAGACTTCTTGCTCTCTGGTTCCTTTTGATCCTGTACTCGCTGTGACAAGCTGTAAGTAGTCAACAAACACAAGCTTAATACCGCAACTGTGTACATATTGTCTAGTTTTAGAAATTAAATAATTCAATGATGTTTGCTTACATTCATCGATATAGATCTTTCGCTCTATTATATCGCTGGCTGTCTGTTGAACTCGTCTGATGTCTTCATCTTTGAGTTCACCGTTTTGTATCCAACGTATTGGTATCTCTGACTCTAATGCAACTAAACGCATTATAAGTTGATTTACCGACATTTCGTAGCTAAATATAAGCGCAGGTGCATCTGCATGCTTAACTGCGTTATATGCAAGATTCAATGCTAAACTTGTTTTACCCATTGATGAGGCTGCACCAATGATAACAAGATCTGTACCTTGCCAACCACCAGTAAACTCATCAAGAGATTTATAACCTGTTGTTACACCTATAATACCGTCTGATGCTATCCTTTTATCAATGTCTATCAAAAATTCTTTCATCTGCAATTTAATATCTGCAACATCGCTATCTTGAACGACCATCATTTTTGCATTCATTTTATTTATAAATGCAATTATTTCGTCTGTAGATTCTCCGTTGAGGTATTTATTTTGCGCTTCAGTAATAAGCGTATGCATTGTCTTTTTACGACTTTGCTCATGCAATGAGTCAATAGCTGACTTAACAGAAATAAACTGTGAATCAAAAGTGTATACATTTGAAAGCTGTATGTTTTCTTCGTGACTACAACCAAGAGCATTAGACATAGACAATAAATCTATATCTTTTTGCTCTGATTGCATAACCAAAAACTGTTCATAAATTCTTTTATGAAACATATTGTCAAACATATTAACGTTCAGCTTTTCTGCGTTTTGATAGTAAAGCTCTGGGTGCATAAGTAATTTAGAAAGCAGAACTGCTTCTAACTCATATTTAATTAATTCATCGTGCATCACATTTTTTTGGGGCGTTAAATTTAATCATTATTTTTTATTTCGCTTTCTTTCATCATAAATGTTTCACACTCTTCTTTACATTCAGAACATTGATATTCTGTAGGATAAGATCCTTTAACATCATCTTCTGTTAGAGTGTATTCTTCATCATCTTGGTAATATATTTTTGCTTGACAGCATTGTGACGCTGAATCTGTTTCAAAATAATGATCATGAAACGTTCCTCGCGCACCGTGTGCATTTAAAACACCAGCAAAACAACAACCAGGTTCATCATACTCAAGTTCAAACTCTAGGTTTTTATACTTATGCATAATGTTTTGAATCCAATTGCATGGTGGGCCCCACGCTGTATCAAAAGTAACGTTAAAACATTGTGCTTCTGACTCATTTATATATGGTTCACACGCATCCCATTTAGTACCCCAGTTATCTAAAGACCAGTTATACCAGTCTTCACGATCACCACGAAACAAAGTCCCTTCAAAAGAAAACTCTGTATCTTTGATACTTGTGGATTTTTCTACAAAATCTTGTAGTTCAGCAACATGCTCTTCTGTGCACGTTACATGTAAATTATTCCAACACCAATTAGGCATATTTTTCTACTAATTTACGTGGTTTACCTTCAAAGATTACTTTGTCATCATAAGTATCATAAACTTTAATTGTTATGTCATCATGATGAACATATATATAATATATATATTCCTCTCCGCAATCATGTGCGTCTGGATGCATCAAATAAATACCTCCAGGACCATCTTTAAATTGGGCAAACATTTGTGCTGCTAAACAATCTGAACCATTTGCAATTTGTCTTTTTTCATCTAATCCAATACCATTTACCACATTAAAAGGATAAAGCCATGTAGCCAAATCTACTCCATGTCCATCAGGGTATCCATCGAATTGACGATACATAGTTGTTAATACATTTTCTTGACCATCATCATACTTTTGTATGATTTTTGTTAAACTTCTTGTTCCCATAATTAATCTTCTATTATTTGTGCATTTAAATCAAAAGACCAGTCAGGTTTTTTGTGACATTCTTTAACAGTAGTAATTGAATCTAAAACAACACATTGTTCCATTTCTTCTTCAACAATATGATCCCATAAATTTGTTTGTGCTACAAACAATTCTTTATTGGAAAAAGTAGCATCCAAAACATCTTGCACTGTTTTTTCGTCTTTACATTTTACATATACTTCAGTAGTATATGTTCTTTCGACTTCTATTTTAAAGTATTTCATAATTAAATATTTACAGTTACTTCAACCCAACCTTTTTCGCTGTGATCAGCGTTTACATTATAGCCATCTTTGTGCAACATTGTTTCTAATTTCATTGCTGCTACCCAAAGCTCTGGCTCTGGTACTTGATCGTGATAGTCATCGTACATTGTTGCACCACGACATTGATAAAATATATCATCCACGTCTTGTTTAACTAACTCAAACTTCCAACCATTAACAGTTACGTAGTTTGATAAATCATCTATTTTACTCATCTTCATTAATTTTAATTGTGAACCAAGATCCAGTAGGTGCGTCATGGTGGTAACAGACTCCTGAGAGTCCATCACCATCCATCCACACGTCTGTGCGACAGCGTCCATCGTGCATTAGTAATGCATCTGCTATCTTTTCAGGATCACTTGATGTCATGTATCCTGTTTGTCCACGCCAGTTTCCGTTTGAGACTTCTACATCCCAAACACTACAACCCATGTCTTTTAACGCATTCACCATATCGTACAAATAGTCTTCGTACTGAAACTCATCATGCGTTTCTTCGTAGCTTGCTACGTATACTTTATGTTCTTTTACATCCATTATACTTATAATTTTAATTTTTCTAAAAAATATTCATACACTTCTGGTATGTGTTTTTTGTAATAAGGTTGCTCACCTGCAACCCAGCTTTTTAATGCTTTTTTATTTGGAAAGCTCCAATTTTTAGCATTTCCGCTGTTTACCATGTCAAATGTTGGCTCTATATCGTCAAT